GAGCGCGTGACGATCAGCCGGCTGGTGCGCACGCCGGACGGGCAGGGCGGCTTCAGCGAAAGCTGGACGACGCTGGCCACGATCTGGGCGGCCGTCGAGCCCTACAGCGTGCGCTACGTCGTCGAAGGCCGCCAGCCCGAAGAGGACATACGCTACCGCATCACCGTGCGGCGGCGCTCGGACCTGGTGCCGGCTCTGGGCGATCGCGTCACGTGGAGCGGCCGCACGCTGGACGTGCTGGCCGTCGTGCCGGATCCCGAGCGGAAAATCTACACGCTGGAGTGCCGTGAACGTCACCTTTGAAATCAAAGGCTACCGCGAAGTGGACGACGTGATGCGCCAGGTCCAGGTGGGCGCGGTGCGCATCACGCAGGAGGAGCTGGAGCGTGCCGCTGAAGCAGTGGCCACTGAAGCGAGGCGACTGGCGCCGAAACGTACCGGTGCGCTGCGCCGGAGCATCCGGGCGCACCACCAGCGGCGCTTTCCCGGCTTGAAGCTGCGGGAACTGGAGGCGGCGGCAGGCACGGACATGTGGTACGCCCACATGGTTGAGTGGGGCACGGCTCCACATAAGCTCCGAAAAGGCGCGCAGCGTCCGCACCCGGGCGCCCGGGCCAAGCCGTTCATGCGGCCTGCAGTGGACATCGTGCTGCCGCGCCTGCCCGGGCGGCTGGAGTCGGCACTGGGACGCTTCCTGATGCGACTGGGGCTATGATCAGCGCGGTGCAACAGGCGGTCTACCAGAAGCTCACGGACGATGCCACGCTGATGGGGCTCGTGACGGGCATCTACGATGAAGTGCCGCCCGGCACCGAGCCTCCCTACGTGGTGATCGAAGGCATCGACAGCACGGCGGACGACAGCCTGGACGCACCGGGTCTTGCGCTGCGCATCAGCCTGCACGTCTGGAGCAAGGCGGCGGGCTGGCTCGAAAGCGAGCGTATCGCGCAACGCATCTACGAACTGCTGCACCGCCAGCCGCTTGCGGTCACGGGCTGGGCGCACGTGGGCACCTGGCTGGTGGACCAGCAGATGCTGCGTGATGGCGAGCTGAGACACCTGGTCAGCGACTACCGCATCGAAATCCGGCAACCCTAAAACAAAGAGGAGGGCAAAATGGCACAGGCTCTCGCTGCGTACGGCACGCTGCTGAAGCACTCGAAGGATGGTGGCACGACCTACACCACGATCGCTGAAGTGGTGTCGATCAGTGGTCCGGGGCTCAGCGCCGAAGCGATCGACGTGACCAGCCACGACTCGCCGGAAGGCTGGCGCGAGTACGTCGGCGGTCTCAAGGACGGCGGCGAGGTGACGTTCGACATCAACTTCATCCCCGGAAACACCACGCATGCCGAGCTGGCCGGACGCATTGGTGCCTACGTCGACAAATTTCAGGTGGTGTTCCCCGACGGCACCCCTTGGACCTTCGATGCCCTGATCACGGGCTTTGAGCCACAGGAGAACGTCGACGGAAAGCTGAGCGCTTCGGTCACGCTGAAGATAACCGGCAAACCAACCCTTGGCTAACACAATGGTTAAGAAATTTCTGACGCGGGAGGCGATCCTGAAAGCGCAGGACCTCCCACAGGAAGAGGTCTATGTGCCCGAATGGGGCGGCTATGTGCGCGTGCGCGGACTCACGGCCGCCGAGCGCGACGCCCTCGAAAGCACCATGCTGCAGACGAACGGTCAGGTGCGCCTTGAGAATTTCCGGGCGCGCCTGGTGGCGATGTCCATCGTCGATGAGGAGGGCAACCGCCTCTTCAGCGATGAGGACGTCGATGCGCTCGGCCGCAAGTCGGCGGCTGCGCTGCAGCGCGTCTTCGACGTGGCGATGCGCCTGAGCGGCCTGCGCGCTGAGGACGTGGAGGAGCTGGCAAAAAACTGAGAGAGAACCCGCGCCGGCGCTTCCTCTTCCGGCTGGCGCTGGCGCTGGGCATGACGGTCTCGGAGATGCTGGCCCGCATGTCCTCACGGGAGCTAACGGAGTGGATGGCCTACTTCACCGTGGAGCCGTGGGGTGAGGAGCGGGCCGATCTCCGGGCGGGGATTGTGGCCAGCGTGATCGCCAACGTCAACCGCGATCCGCGCAAGCGGCCGCGCCCCTACCGGCCGGAGGACTTCATGCCGCGCTTTGACCGTCGGCGCCAGAGCTGGCAGGAGCAGCTCCGGATCGCTGAGATCATCACGGCCGCTCTGGGCGGCGAAGATCGTAGACGCCAAGATGGCCACGCTGCGCGGGATCATCGTACGGATCAGGGGTGATGCGACGGGGCTGGTGCGCGCCGTCGAGCAGGCCCGTGCCAGCCTGGGCACGATGGTCCGCCAGGCAGAAAGCGCCAGCCGGGGCGTGGCCGTCGCCGTGGCGGGCATCGGTGCTGCGCTGACGGGCGTGGGTGCTGCCGCCGTGAAAGCCGCCGCCGAGTACGAGCAGACGCGCATCGCCTTCGAAAACCTCCTCAAATCCGCCGAGCAGGCCTCGGCCTTTCTGCGCGACCTGGAGCGCTTTGCGGCGCGCACGCCTTTCGAACTACCTCAGCTGGAGCGTGCCGCGCGGCAGCTGCTGGCCTTCGGCTTTGCCGCGCAGGACATCCTGCCCATGCTGCGTGCCGTCGGGGACGCCGTCGCCGGGCTGGGCGGCGGTGCCGACATGATCGACCGTGTCATCCGTGCGCTCGGTCAGATGGCGGCCAAGGGCAAGGTCTCCGCCGAGGAAATGATGCAGCTGGCCGAGGCGGGCATTCCGGCCTGGCAGATGCTGGCCGAGGCGATCGGCACGGACATCCCCACCGCCATGAAGATGGCCGAGCGCGGAGCGATCGCTGCCGGCACGGCCATCGAAGCGCTCGTGCGGGGTATGCAGAGCCGCTTCGGCGGCATGATGCAGCAGCAGTCGCGCACGCTGCTGGGGCTCTGGTCCAACCTGCGCGACAACGTGAGCCAGCTCATGCGCCGTCTTGGCGAGGAGGTCGTCGAGGCGCTGGACCTGCGCGGCGCGCTTGAGCAGATGGTGGCGCTCAGCGAAGCAGTGCGTGAGAGCCTGGAGCGCACGGGGCTGCGTGAGTGGCTTGCCCAGGTGCGCGAGCAGGTGGTGCTGCTGGCCGGGGCTATCGGCGGGGCGCTGACGCCAGCCATCATCGGACTGGCACGCGGCGTCGTGTCGATCGTGCGGCGGCTGGGCATCTGGGTCGCCATCGGTGCCGTGGCGGCTGAAACGGCCCTGCAGCTCGGCGCCAGTTTCAGGGATCTGGGACGCGTCGTGCAGGGACTGGGCCAGGCACTCTACGGTCTGGGACGCATCCTGCAGGGTGTGATCCGCTTCTTCGCCACGGGCATCGCCGACATCGTACGCCTGGTCAAGGGCATCTTCACGGGCGAGATCGACTGGCAGAAGCTGGCCGAGCAGAATATCTCGCAGACGACCAAAATTATTGAGGATTTAAAGCAGGGCTTCCAGGCGCTCAAAAACGCCATTACGGGCGGTGAGGGCGGCGCGCAGCAGTCCAGTCTGCTGCTGAACCTGTTGGACCGCATCAAGAAGCAGATCGACGAGACGATTGAGGGCTTCGAGAACATTGGCTCGTTCGATCTGAGCAATATCCCGAAAGGACTCCAGCCGCTCACCACGTCCATCGACCGCCTCAAGCAGCTGCAGCTCCAGTTCGAAGTCGGGCGCCTGTCGGCTTCGGAGTACGTGCAGCAGCTTGAAGCGCTGCGCAAAGAGCTGCGCGCCCAGGTCGATGCGCTCGATCCCTCCACCGAGGAGTGGATGAAGGCGGCCGAGCAGTACCGCGACGTGGCCCGGGCCATCCAGGAGATTCAGGATCAGGCGCGCGCCCGCGAGATCGAGGGCCTGGATGCGGCTTTCCGTACGGGACGCATCAGCGCCCGCGACTATGCCGAGCAGCTTCGCGTGACGCTGGCGGTCTGGGAGGGCTGGCTGGCCGAAATGGACGCTTCGAGCGAGGCGGCGCAGGCGCTGGCGCAGGACATCGAGCGCCTCCGCGAGACGCTCGGCCGCCTGAGCGAGTGGCGCGCCGACAGCCTGATCAGCCAGCTCTGGCGCTTGCTCCGCATGCTGGACGACCTGAACGCCGCCTTCAATGCGGCCGAGGCGGAGCGCTGGGCCGAGGCCATCGGCAATGCCGTAGCGCTGGCACTCGAAGCCGTCGGACAGGAGGGCTACGCACAGGTGGCCCGGGCGGCCGGAAGCGTTGTGCAGGGACTCTTCGACACGATCAAGAAGCTTTTCACGGACAATCGCCGGGAGATTGAGCGGCAGTTTGCGCAGCTGGGCGACAGCCTGGTGTTGATCTCCCAGAATGTTTTTGCACAGATCACCAGCCGCCGCAAGAAAGGGCTCTTCGGGCTTTTCGGAGCGCGCGAGTACCGCGTGGAGATCGACGAGCTGGCGCGCACGATCGCCCAGGTGCTCGACAGTAGCGTGGCGGGTGCGTTGCGATCGGGCATCCAGTCGTTCCTGGAGGGGTCGCGCACATGGCTGGAAGACCTGCGGCGCGGCATCCGGGATGCGATCAGCTCGGCCATCGCCGAAGCGGTCGTGCGCGGTGCGATCGTGCAGGGAGCGCTGGGCTCGCTGCTGGAGCAGCTCGTGACGCAACTGCGGCAGGGCGCCTTCGGGGCCGCCCAGCAGACGATCGCGCAGATCGCGGCGGCCGTGCCGCTGCTGGCGCGCCAGCTCGAAGGTCTGCTGGCACCGCTGCGTGGTGCGCTGGCGGGACTGTACGAGTCGGCTTCGAGCGCTGCCTCGGCGATCAGCGCCATGACGGCCGAGCTGACGAACGTGCCGCAGGGCTTCAAGGTGGCCCTGGCGCGCTACCAGGCGATCATACCGGAGGTGGTGGCGGCGGTGCAGCGTGTCTTCCAGGCACGTGCCTCGGATCTGGCACTGACGGCACCGGTGCAGCAGGCGGCTGCTGGCATGGCATCCGTCCTGGACGCCGCTGCTTCTCGTATGGTGCGTGTGCCGCAGGTGCTGGCTGAAGCCGCCGCCGCCTCGGCCGAGCAGATGGAAGGCGTGGTGGCAGCGATGCGTGGGGCCGTGGAGGTGCTGCAGGCGTCGATGCTGGAGGCTCGCGCGGGCATTGACGGCATGATGGCCCGGCTGAAGGCGGTGCCGCAGCAGGTCCGGGAGATGCTGATGCGCCTGTCGGCCACCACGCCGGAGCGTACAGGCGAGGAGTCGGGCGGTGGTGTGACGACCCTGCTGCAGCAGGGCGTGGCGCGCGTGCGTGCAGCGCTGGAGGATGCCGGCGTGGCCTTCCGTGCGCCGGTGCCCTTGCTGCGGGAGGTGCCGGATCAGGTGGGCGCCTTGCTGGCGCGGCTGACGTCTGTGCCGGACGTGACTGCAGCGATGGCGTCTGTGGTGCAGGGGCTGCGTACGATCCCGGCGCAGACGCAGGCCCTGACGCGCGACGCCATGACGACCGTCGGGGCGGCCATGTCGGGCGCGGCGCTTGCGGCAAAGGAGCGCTTGGTAGCGGCTGCGACGGCGGTGGGCACGCACCTGACGACCGCTATGGCTGCAGCCGTAGACGGCCTGGCTGCGACGGCGGAGCTGGCCAGGACGCACGTGCTCCGCGCCGCGACGCTGCTGGCACGCCAGCTCGAGGGCCTGCTGGCGCCGCTGGGCGCAGCACTGGCGGACGTCCGGATGGCGGCGTCCGGGGCGGCTGTGGCCGTTGGTGCGGCGACGGCGGAGCTGGCCAGCATGCCACAGGCCTTCGGTGCGGCCCTGGCGCGCTACCAGGCGATCGTGCCGGAAATGGCGAGCGGTGCGCCGCAGACGCAGTTGACGATCGTCTTCGAAGGGCCGGTCTACGGCTCGGACGACTTGGAGCGTCGCATCGATCGTGCGGCCCGGGCCGCGCTGGAGCGCATCAGCATGGAGCGATACGCATCACCCGTAATACCGACACTGTAGAGCCATGGCATACCTGGAGATCAACGGCATTCCGGTGCCCGTGGCGGCGGGCTCACTGGAGATCGGCTATGACGAGATTGGCACGCAGCGACGTGCTTTCAGTGGGCAGCTCAGGGGCTTTCGGCGCGTGCGGAAGCGGCTCATCCGCGCACGCACGGTGCCGCTTCCTCCTCATGAGGCGAAGCCGCTGCGCGCCCTGATCGGCGGGGAGGGGCATGTGTGGGACTTCGACCGCTGGCTGCTCAGCGGTAGCGGCATTGCACCGACCGCACCGGACGCTACGGAGACGTGGTACGGACTGTGGACGGGCACCAATCTGGTGGCGACCCATCGCAAGCGTGAAGGCGTCTATGGAGGCGGCGCTGTCGCGGTGGAAAGTGGCACTACAAACCTCTTGATCAATCCTTCTTTTGAGACGGACACCGACAGCGATGGAGTGCCGGATGGGTGGACTTTTAATGCGATGGACATTGATACCGGTGCTTTTACGAAAACTCTGGTAGACAGTCCTTTTGGCGGCAAGGCATGGCATATCAAAGCAGAAAACATCCCTTCGTCTGCCATCACGGGTCCATCTCCTCGTGTACATATCTATCAGGATTATAGTGCTGCACCGAATACCACCTACACGTTCAGCCTTTACATCAAGTGTAGCAGGGCGGACACATCAATCGTCATAGAGTTGCGAGATGATTGGAACACGCTGGCAAGCCAGACGATCGTGTCCGCAGGGGCGACAACGGAATGGAAACGCGTGCAACTTACGGTTACCACGCCGTCGACCTTCACCGGTCCATTGCGCGCCACGATTACGTTAAGTGGGCCTATCCAGCCAGGTTACAATTATGCGCTCTGGCTGGATCATGCGCAGCTGGAGGCACGAAATAGCGCTACTTCGTTTGTGGACGGCACGCGCAGCACAGGCACTCTGCGCTATCCGCTTCCTTTTACAGACTGGAGCCGCGCCACACTGATCGTTCGCTTCAACCCGCAGAAACGACAGCCTGCTACGTGGTCTCAATTAATTACAGTTGCATATTCTGGAGGGCCAATCATTTCCAACAGAATTGGCATCTATTACGGGTCAGGGTGGGGCATAGATCGTGCTGGTTACCAGGCATGGACAGATACACAATTTATTCTTTCTCGACAGATAATCGGGATAGATCAAGATGACACCTGGTACCTTGCTGCCATGCGTTTTCAGGAGACACAGGTGGATTGCTTCCTCTTTAAAGGTGCTACGCGGCAGGGGACGACGTCGTTTGTTCTGGACAGGCCCCTGGTCTTCGGCGACGACGACCTGCTGGAATGGTGGAGCGACAATCACAATTGCCTGATCGACTTTATTGCCATGTTGCCCTACCCGCTGGATGATGATCAGATTGCATCAGTGGCGGCAGCGGCCCGTCCCTTCTATGCGCCGCAGCTGCACGTGGCGGGCGATGCGATCTCCGGTGAGATGATCGCCGAAGGCCGCATCACCAGCGCACGCGCCGTACCTATTGCGAAGGATGGCGTGTACTACCCTGATGCCGAGCAGATCGAGTTTGAGCTGCTGGAGGTCTGATGCTATGCTGAGCGGCTACCGGCACGATCTGATCCTGGGACGCCAGCACCTGCGGCTCGAGGTGCTGGTGGAAGACGCCACGGGGGCGCTTGTAGATCTGGTGGCGCTGGACGGCCTCGACTGGGTTGACGGTGTCGAGATTTCTCACGATCTGGACCGTGCTTATGCCAGCGCCCAGCTTTCGCTGCACCGCGAGCGCCAGCGCCTGACGCTGAGCCAGCTTAGCAGCAGCAGCTGGCTCAACCGGGAAGGTCCGCTGCTCGACGTGGGGCGGCGCGTGGAGATCTACGTCACGCTGGGCGGCGTGCGCTATCATGTCTTTAGGGGGCGCATCGAGCAGATCGACTTCGGCACGGACCCGGTGCGCGTGCTGGCCTACGACGATGCCTACGAGCTGCAGCAGACCTTCATCGAGACGGAGCGTATCTACGGCTCGGATGCTGGCACCCCCGTCGAAACTGTCATGCAGCAGATCCTGGACGACAACCTGGGCGCTGGCGCGCCGGCGCTGGTGGTGCCGACCAGCCCCGGCTGGCTTATCAAGCCCTACGTCCAGCAGAAGGAGATGCTCTGGGAGGCCCTCGAGCGCCTGGCGGATCAGATCGGCTGGGATCTGCGCTACCGGTATGACGAGGGATCCGGGCTCTGGCGGCTCACGCTGCTCGAGCCGCGCCGCTCCATCACCTCGCCGGATGCGACCATTCCTTCCGGGGCCATCCTGGACGTGCGACAGTTATCCGTGACGCGCGCGTTCGTGCGCAACCGGGTGCGCATCTACTACGGTCCGGAGCTGTCGGATGGATCGCGTTCCAGCATCCTGCGCGAGGATGCGACATCGATCGGACGCTACGGCGTGCGCTACATGGAAATCGTCGAAAGCGCCTCAAGCCAGATCGACACGCTCACGGAGGCGCAGCGGATGGCCGATGCGATCCTGGCCGACCTGGCCTATCCGGACGTGTCCTATCAGATCACGGTGCCTTTCTTTCCCTGGTCCGAAATCGGCGACTACTACAGCGTCGAGCCGACAGAGCTTCATGATCAGCCCGTCACGGCGGCTGTCGTGTCGATCACGCACGTGCTACGTACGGATGCGGGAGAGACGGTCCTGACGCTACGGGGCAAGCCGCGCTCGGCCTATCGGCGCTGGTACTACAAGGATGCCCGCGGCCAGCAGGCACGACCCACCGTACAGCCCCCTTCGAATGTGCAGGCGACGAGCGGACTGGACCAGACGCAGCAGGTCGTATTGCCCTTCGTCGACGTGAGCTGGGATCCACCGCCAGGGCTGACGTACCAGTTCGCACTGCGCTGGCGCGAGCAGGGGGGCGCATGGACGCAGATCGTGCTGCGTGCTACATCCTACCGCATTGAACCCGTACTGCCCGGGCGCACCTACGAAATCCAGGTACGCGCTATCCTGCACGACGGCCGTGCCAGCGACTGGGCGCCCTCCACGCCCGTGACGGTCGTGGCTGCAGGCGACGGCACGGCGCCCGGCGCGCCTATTGGTCTGACAGCTGATGCCGTGCCCGGTGCGGTGCGCCTGAAATGGACGGCTCCTGCGGACGAGGATCTGGATGAGTTCCGGGTGTATCGCAACACGGCCAGCAATTTTGCGACAGCGCAGGTGGTGGGCGACGTGGCGGGTACGACGTTCGTGGACACTTCCGGCGATTACGGCACGACCTACTACTACTGGGTCACGGCGCTGGATCGCTGGAACAACGAGTCTCCCCCCGCCGGTCCGGTAAGCGCCATGGTGCCCTATCCGGAACCGGATGCCCGGGCGCCCTTGGGGTTTGACACGGTCAGCATATCAGTTCAGGGAGAAGCTCAGTACTTCAGCGCAGACGGCAATGCATTCGCCAGGCTGAACTTGGAAGTGGTTGGCCTGCTGGGCGACTCTCTCCGGTCACATTCAGAGCTGCAGATCAAGGAGCAGGGCACCAGCAAGTGGCGCACGGTGGCGCAGATTCCAAAAGATGAAGAGTTCTTTGCGGCTGGGTGGTATAGATTCCAGACATCGGTGGACGATCTGGCCACAGGCACGACATACAAGCTGCGCGTCGTGCCGGTGAGTCATTTCAACATACGCGGCACGCCGTCGCCCGAGGTCACCTACACGACCGCAGCCGACAGCGTGGCCCCACCCGCGCCGAGTGTGCAGTTTGAAGTGCGACCTGGCGCGAAATGGATTACAACGGTGCTACTCTGGACGGCACTACATGAGACAATCGTTGATATTGAATACTATGAAATCGAGTTCTGGGAGTATGACCCCGATACAGGCACAATGACACAGCTTCTGCTCACTCATAGGCAGAATCCGAGACCAGGCACGTACATGGGTAACATCGAGTTGATACTTCGTCAAGAAGGATATATCATTGGTAACGTCTACTATTTTGAATTCCCGTCGGGCATTTATCTGAAAGCGCGCGTTCGCGCTTATGACCGATCCAAGAATGCCGGCGCCTGGGGCGTCAGTTCGAATGCCATCACGTGGTAGTCAGCTCGT